TTTATACCCTGATCTGGAGTATATTATAAATGTGGGGGAAGTCAAACCCTAAAACACTAACAACAACCCTTTACAATTTCTACTTACTATGAGAAAGATTGAAGAGCAAATGAATAGGGCAATTGTTAACAAGAACACTTGGTCTAATTCTAACACACAAGTTATCTACAATGATAACACAGATTGCAGTGAAATTTATCTACATGGTCATAAGATTGCAGTCTATGATCATAAGAATGAAGCAGTCAAATTGAACTCATTTGGTTATAAAACAGTAACCACAAAGAGCAGACTAAATGCTATTTTAGATGAGGTAAAATATGGTGCTAAAGTATTTCAAAGACAGTTTGATTGGTATCTAAGTTATAACAAACAAACAGTAGATTTCTGGGATGGAATGATACTAACTGAGGGAGGATTAGTATAATGCAAATAACACATAATAACACACATACAGTATTAGATTACTATCCAATTAAAGATTACAGTAATAATATTATACCTAAGAAATACCTAAGAGTGTTAACATATGATGGACAAACGCTAAACAAAAGAATAGTCACACAAGACAAATTAGATGAAGAAGTAAGAGACAGGGTGGATAATTTCAATTATAGTATAACAGGTAATAAGGATAATCTACCACAGTTTCATTCACAATATAATGATTAATATACTCTCTATCTTACTAATAGTGGTTATACTATCATCACTATTATACATCAAACATTACAATCCTCATTCTTAATTATCATGAACACAACCATTATTTACAGTTTCCCAGATGATACTAAGTTCAGATATATGAGTTTTAATACATATCAAAAGGCATTAGATTGCATTCAGTTACTAACACAAATCAATGTAAAAGCAGAGGTGAAAGTATGAATGAACTAAAGTATATTACACAACAAGATTATCATTGGTGGTTAAATGATTGTCCTATTAAATGGATAAAAGATGAAGACAATATCACTACACAAACTATTACTTTTCACTTACCATTGGAGGACACAAATGTTAAACAATCACTCCCAGAATAGAGGTAGCAAGGGCATAACAACTATGACACAATATGAGTACTCAGATACATTTTACAATGCAATATGTGATGAAGTTTATAAACATAATTATGGAGGTTTTCCACAATATATTAACAATAGTTGTGGAAAAAGTGTTAAACAGTGGGGAAAAGGTTAAATTAAATGTATATGAGTGGTTTAATCAGGTTTCAGAAAGTGTAATAAATAGAGGGTTAAATGAGTGGTTAAGTGATACATAGAGTTGAAATTAGAGTTCATTAAATGTTCACTTATGTCTGATGATTAGCACTCACTAAATCTTCAATCTTATAGTCATCTTGGGGAGCAGTCTAACAGAAACTCCCCCAAATGTCAAGGGAGTATGTATTAGTATCACTGATGGTATTACAACTCACAAATAAGACATTTTTATAAATATTACACTTGACTTTATTAGTGAATCTGCTATAATATGAATATAGAAACTAACACTCTCTCCCTCCAAGTATTATGTCAGTTCTTTACACTCCCACCAAGAATAAGCAAGTGAGAGTAACACTAACTCTTTCTGTACAAAGTGATTTTAATGCCAGACAGATTGATTGGAGAAAGTTGTTTGAATTAGAGGCAAATGAGGAGTGTCAAGCATACATCGAAGAAGAGACAATATAAGCACTAAATGTTACTAGACCTGAACAAGTCTCTAAACTATTCTGTATACTTTATCATCATGATTATGTCCAAAACATTCGCACTTTATCTTCTTGATGTTGCTAACAACGGAGCAGAGATATTAGCAGTGCTAGATGACATTTATGAGGTGCAATCTACAGTGCTATAAGTGTTAACAACAGTACATAAGTTTACACACTAATTGACAACAACAGGTATGGGTGCTATTATACAGATAGTGCTCATATCTTATTAGTATTAGTATTAGTGAATAGCACAGTATTATGTGGGTTATATGTTATTATTATGGGGTGCGTGATCGAAAAAAACAAAGTAACCCTAACCTACAGAGGTGACAAATTGAGCTAGAGATATCAATATCAAAAAATTTTTCCCTACAAAAAATTGCCCATGAAGTTTTTACTCTTATTACCTTTTAGAATAGGGAGATTCTTTATGTTTACCACCCTTGGAATTATAGTGGTTTTCATATATAATATAGCAACCTAAGATTTATGGTAGATCTCACCACCACATATCACATATATGCAAAAGATAAGGTTCTTTATTGTAACTTAGATAGGGAAGATTTTGAGGAGAAGTGGGAGTTATTAAACGTAATGGTAGGATTATTACATACAGATTATACAGAGGAAGATTTATCATATATTAAGTTAGGTCCTAAGACTGGCATTGGAGGCCCGGGTAGGGTTATCCACAAACAGGAATGGGAAGAAGATTCGTATTGACATTCTACATATATGATAGTATAATTGAATTGAAGGAATTACACAATTATGGCAAAAGGATTTACTGTTAAGGCTGCAGCACCCAAACCCAAAGTAGAAGATTGGGATATTACTGCAATCAAAGAAAGGATGAAAGGTAAGACCATAGTATTTTGTTTACCAGGTAGAGGATGTTCTTACATCTTTTTAAAGAATTTTGTACAGTTATGTTTTGACATGGTACAGAATGGAATGAGTATTCAGATATCTCAGGATTACTCTTCTATGGTTAACTTTGCACGTTGTAAGGTATTAGGTGCTAATGTATTACGTGGACCTAAGCAAGTACCTTGGGATGGTAAGCTAGAGTATGATTATCAATTATGGATAGACTCTGATATTGTCTTTAACACAGATAAGTTCTGGCAACTATGTGATGTAGCAGTACCTGGTCCAAATAAGGAAGGTATCCCACAAGAGGAGCGTAGGATTAGTGCAGGATGGTATGCCACTGAAGACGGCACAACTACCTCAGTAGCACACTGGTTAGAGGAAGATGATTTCAGAAAGAATGGTGGGGTAATGAACCACGAGACTGTAGATACTATGAGTAAGAGGAAGAAGCCTTTTACAGTAGATTATACAGGCTTTGGTTGGGTAATGATTAAGAAGGGTGTATTTGAGAACCTCCCTTATCCTTGGTTTGCTCCTAAGATGCAAGTCTTTGAATCTGGTGCAGTACAGGATATGTGTGGAGAGGATGTCTCTTTCTGTTTAGATGCTATTGAAGCAGGGGATGATATTTGGTGTGATCCAAGGATTAGAGTGGGTCATGAAAAGACAAGAGTAATTTAGGGGACCTCTATTATGACATTAAGTACACAAGTGAGCGAATCTCTAAAGGATGCTCAATCTGATTTAAGGAATGCCCTTGCATTTGCTGCAAGGACTGAAGAACCTTGGATGGTGAAACACATTGCTACTGCATTAGCAGACATAGATAACCTTTTTAATGTAGAAAGTCTACTGGAGACTGCAGATAAAGTTATTGAAGAATTGGAGGAATAGTTATGCCAGTACGAACATCTCTTTCAGGTAATGATTTTGTAGAGTCAATACCCAAGAAGACATATCAAGGTAAGGGTAAACATACTAAGTATGCTGCTACCAGTGCCAATAAACCTAAGAAAAGGTATAGAGGACAAGGCAAATAGTACAAGGGACCTAGAGGGTCCCTTTTTTAATGATAAATAACTTATATTTACCGTTGTTTCATGCCTGTCGAAAGGATTAGTAGGGGGTTTAAGGACATTAGTATGTCTTTTGAGGTAAATCCCATCAATGCCGATATCATTGGTGTCAAGAATGACACTGCAATTGCACGTTCTATCAGGAATTTAGTTCTTACTACACCTGGTGAACGATTCTTTAATGAAGATCTAGGGTCTGGAGTAAGTAAAGTCCTATTCGATACTATTGATGAAATCTCTTCTTCAGTTATTAGGGATGAAATTGAAGAAACCATCATTAGATTTGAACCTCGAGTAAAATTGGAAGATGTTAATGTTAAACCAGATTATGATAATAATGAATTCAATGTCACTATTACCTATGATATAGTTGGTATTGACGTTCTTTCTCAACAATTAAACTTTGCACTACAGCCTACAAGATAAATGGCACTAGTAAATTTTACAGATTTAGATTTCGATCAAATAAAAACCTCATTGAAGGATTATTTGAGAGAAAATTCTAATTTTACTGATTATGATTTTGAAGGATCTAATCTTTCTAACATAATTGACGTATTGGCATACAATACATACATCTCCTCATACAATGCTAACATGGTTAGTAATGAGGTTTTCCTTGATAGTGCTACTTTAAGAGAAAACGTAGTAGCATTAGCAAGAAATATAGGTTATACACCCAGATCAAGGACTGCTGCAAGGGCAATAATTTCATTTTTTGTAGATACTACAGGATTTACCACTAAACCCGTCACGCTGACTCTTAAAAAGGGCATTGTGACTACTTCTGCATCAGTATTTGGGTCAGAAAGTTACTCATTTTGCATACCAAGTGATATAACAGTGCCTGTAGTTGATGGAATTGCTACTTTTAATGATATTTCCATTTATGAAGGAACATTTTTAACGTCAAATTTCACTGTTTCTTCAGAAACACCTGCTCCACCTTCAAGATACACCTTAAGAAACTCATATATTGACACTTCTACCTTAGAAGTGACTGTAAGAGATACTCAATCTAGTACATCTTCTAAAAAATATGTATTTTCTGACACTTTAATAGAAGTTACCTCCTCTTCTAGGGTATATTTTGTTCAAGAAATAGAAGATCAAAGATATGAGCTCATTTTTGGGGATGGAGTCTTTGGAGAAAAGTTAAAATCATTAAATTACATTGAAGTTTCTTATATTACTAGTAGTGGAGAGGCTGCAAATGGTATTTCTTCCTTTAATTTCAATGGAAGAATAGTAGATAACAATAATAACCTTATAAGTAGGGGAATTTCAATACTTTCTACAGTAAATGAGTCAGTAGGAGGTAAAGAAATAGAATCTGTGGATTCTGTTAAGCGTTTTGCTCCTAAAATTTATTCTACATTTAATAGAGCTGTAACTGCAGGGGATTATGAGGCATTAATTCCTAAAATTTACCCAGAAACTGAGTCTGTTTCAGCTTTTGGTGGTGAAGAAGTGTCTCCACCACAATATGGGAAGGTTTTTATTACAATTAAACCTTTTTATGGTCCATATGTTCCAGATTCTATTAAAACTAACCTTAATACTCAGTTAAGGAAGTATTCTGTTGCTGGAATTATAACGAAAATCTTAGATCTTAAATATTTGTATATTGAGGCACATATTAATGCTTATTATAACCCTAATTTAGCAGCAGATTCTAGTTCTGTAAAATCAGTAGTATTAAGCAATATTACTAAGTATGCAAATTCTGCAGAAATGAATAAATATGGAGCAAGATTTAAATATAGTAAATTTCAAACTGTTGTAGATAATAGTAACGATTCTATAACTTCTAATATCACTAAAATTGAAATTAGAAGAGATATGAAACCTTCATTAAATCAAAATGCAGAATATGAACTATGTTTTGGTAATTCTTTTTATATAAAGAATGATAAAGGTTATAATATTAAATCATCAGGATTTAATGTATATGGAATATCTGATACTGTTTATTTAAGTGATAAACCAATCAATAATAGAGTTGGAAAGTTGTTCTTGTTTAAATTGCAAGGAAGAAATTCTCCAGTTGTAGTAAGTGGTAATATTGGAACTATTGATTATGAAAGAGCTGAGATTTTACTTAAACCTATTAATATTATAGGAACATCTAAGAAAGTTCAAGATATTCCTATTATAGAAGTATCTGCATGTCCCAAGTCTAATGACATTATAGGATTGCAAGATCTTTATTTACAACTCAGTATTAATAACAGTACTGTAGATATGATATCTGATAGTATTAGTTCTGGTGAAAATACAGCAGGTAATCTTTATACTGCAACCTCAAGTTATATGGTTGGGGATATAGCTAGATTGACAGAAGCAGAATCCTTAAATACTACCCTCACTACCTCGGATACATATATCTTAGGGTCTCCTACATCACAACCATATTAATCCATCCCGTAAGGATAAATGCCAGAAAATACAAGAGTCAAAATTAGCTCAGTCGTTAAAAATCAGCTTCCTGATTTTATAAAGGCTGATTTTCCCCTTGCTGGAGATTTCTTAGCACAATATTATACTGCATTAGAAGGTCAAGGTTTAACCTTAGATGTTTTGCAGAATATTGACAAATATGTTAAAGTTGATGAACTAACAGATCTTATAGATTCTACATCTTTAACAACTAACGTAGGGATTGCTGATAATACTATAACTGTAGATTCTACTACAGGATTTCCTGATTCTTATGGATTACTTGAGGTAAATTCTGAGATTATTACATATACTGGTGTAACTACTAATACTTTTACGGGATGTTCTAGAGGATTTAGTGGAATTACTTCTTATAGGAGTCCACTAAATTCAGATGAACTAGTTTTTACGAATTCCGGAATTTCTACTCATGCTAGCGGTACAGTTGTTAATAATTTAAGTATTTTATTCTTACAAGAATTTTTTAAGAAATTAAAAAAACAAATTAATCCTGGATTTGAAGAAAGAGCATTAGATTCAAGTATTAATGAAAGATTATTTTCAAAACAAGTAAAAGATTTCTATTCTTCTAAAGGAACTGACCAATCTTTTGAAATTTTGTTTAGAGCACTATATGGGGAAGATGTAAACGTCATTAAACCAAGGGATTTTCTTTTTACTCCTTCAGATTCTGACTATAAGATTTCTAAGCAAATTGTAGTAGAGTCTCTTGAAGGTGATCCAGAAAAACTTATTAATAGGAATTTATTTCAAGATAATGTAGATGGATTTCCTCAAGCTACAGCTGCTATTAGTGGAGTAGAGAAAATATCAAGGGATGATAATGTATATTACAGATTAAGTTTGGATTATATACCAGGTTCTGCTAGAGTAACTGGTGATTTTTCAATTCATCCTAATACTAAATTAGTAGATTCTGTTTCTATAGGTTCTAGTGTTCTGATTGTAGATTCTACTGTTGGATTTGGAACTACAGGTAATTTAGTTGCTAATTT